CGCTCGTAGCGCTTGGCCGAGAAGTTCCTGCAACCTTGCCGCCTTTCTTCATGCCTTTGGCTTTCATCATGCCGCCTCTTTGCATGCCTTTGGCTTTCATCATGCCGCCTCTTTGCATGCCTTTAGCTTTCATGGCTCCGCCTCTTTGCATTCCGGGTGGCTTGGGCGCTTTCGCTTTAAGGGTTTGACGCTGCTTGCGAGCAGCAAGATTACCGTACTTCTTTGTTAGATCGTCAATAACGCCTGTTGGCTGTTTGCGCCCGGTGCTTTGGACAGATCTAAGCAAATTCTTTTGAGCATCACTCAGCTCTGAAATTGATCTGCCAGTTCCTGCACCAGATCGCGCCTTTGACGGGCCAGCTTCTTTGCCGCCCATACCGGTAGTTTTTACAGCTACACCACCTCTTTGCATTCCGGGTGGCTTCGCTCTTTTACCTTTGCCCATCCCACCTTTTGCACCAGCTCTTTTACCGGGCTTGTAGCCGTATTGATCGGACAGGTTTTGAATTACGCTTGTTGACTGCTTACTGCCTTCTCGTCCCTGAACGGAATCTAAAAGATTTTTTTGCGCTTTGCTTAACGTAGATCGACGTTGTGCGCGTGTTGTTGGAGCGCCGCCACGACTGTATCCTTTTGCCTTCATCTTCTTCATTATCGTCTCCCGAATAAACCGGAATTGCCCGGAGTTTTCCTGATTGATCCGCCATGAGCGGCGAATGTTTTTACCATCGTAGGCTTGCCGCCTACACCTTGTTTTTTAGACCTTTTTCTGGTCACCGCACTTTTCTTTTGGCTTTCGCTCATACCCGCTGCTTTCGCCGCCGGTACGCACTTTGGGTAACCCCTGCCGTTTTTTTTTGACGCGCTTTTTCGGCCACATTGCTGATACTTACCGTCTTTTTTAGGAGCGCCGATATCGACCCAATTCTCGCCAAACCATTTTTTTAGGCCAGTCCTAGCCACGGGGTACTCGTGTCTTTTTTTGCTTGCTAGGCATAATTGCGCCACAACCTCGACCTTGAACCATGACGGCTCCACCGGTATTCATGTTTCTAGCAATCGCTTCACCACGCTTACGCTCGTAACGACTAAGCTTACCGTCCTTGTTCAAATCGCTTTTCTTCTCGTTCAAGGTAACTTCTCCACCGGTCGCGCCTTTATATTTTCCGCCCATCTTCTTGTACTCCTTGACCATGTACGCATTTGCGTATGCTGACGGATAAACATCAAACTTCGCCTTAGCCTTAGCTTTTGCTTTAGCGTAAAGGCTTGGGTTCGCTACATTCTTAGGAGCAGATGAAGTCACAAGCTACATTCCAAAATTTGTTCGGTTAAAAAGGTCGTTGTCAAATTTCTGAATTTGAAATGGTCCTTGGCTGTAATTTATAGGCGCTTGTGAACCAGTATTGCCCATTGAGCCAACTGGAGCATTGCCGTAAAAGTTAGCCGCTGCCGATCCACCTTGACCATAAGGGCTTTGATTACCTACGCCGCCAGAGCTTCCGCCAGCAGGGTTAAAACCAGCCGCTTCAGACGCTGATGGACCGTAATTCATGCCTGCATCATAGGTTTGACCTGCACCGGGTACGAATCCGCCCATAAAGTTTTCATAGGGCGTTCCACTAAAGCCGGGTCCGGGTTCAACAACAATAGGACCGGGATCAACAGTTCCTGTGCCGCCGCCAGTTCCACCAGTTCCGCCAGTTCCACCACCGGGGGGAGGTGTTTGAGTCTTCAGCTCATCGATAATCGACTGGCGCAAAGCGTCAACATCTACTTCTCCGGGAATTTGACCTTGCAAAGCTGCGATCTGCTCTTGTATTGGATTGATTGCGCCAGTAATAGCTTCTTGCCTTTGGGCGGCAATCGGATCAATTGCAGCTTGAATAGCTGCTTTTCTTTGCTCCTCAATCTGAGCAGGATCAAGCATTTGTCCTTGAAGATCAGTTATTTGGCTGGTTGTACCTTTTAGTGACTCTTCAAGAGCCGCTAACTCTTCTGAGGTAGCACTGCCTTCTACGGCTTTTTGTAAAAGATCTATCTCAGAACCAAGCGCAGTGGTTGACCCTGCAACAGTGGCAACCTCGGTTTGAAGCGCTTCAAGGCTTTGTAGTGGAGCTAAACCGCCGATTTTACCCTCAACATCTGATTTCAACGATTCAATCGCAGTGTTTATTTGGTCTGGAGTAAGGGTTCCAGTTTCCATTGCTTGAGCGATAGAAGCGTTTACTTGATCATTGGTCAGCATACCATCGCGCAAAGCTTCCATCTGATCAAACAGTTGTTTTCGTTCATCGCTTCCGGTGCTCTTTAAAGTTTCAGATTCGGTGCGTAACTTGTTTATTTCTTGCTGAAGCTGGTCAATTGGAAGCCCTGCAATATTTTCTTCGAGGTTGGTGACGCTTGCTTCGATATTCCCTAAAAGCGTTGATCTTTCATTCCGCAAAGCTTCTAATTGAGCCTTGTTTTCAGTTTGAATCTCCGACTGAATCGTTCCTAAGCTTTCCCGAACGGAATCTATTTCAGCTTGAACCGCTTCTGCTGCACTCTTCTGAGCACCAGTAAGCTGTGCGTCTCGTGCGTCAAGATCGGCATTTATTTGTTCTTGAGTGGAATTAAGCGTTGCTCCCAGCTCACTAATTCTTGCGTCAATATCGCCGATCAAAGAGCCTTGCCGATCCTCCAGACTGCCAATAGCATCGGTTTGGGCCGCCCTTACTCTTTCTTCAGAAGCTGCCAAATCCGCAGCCGTCTGGTCAATATTCTGTTGGATTAAGTCGCTGATCCTCTGCTGCTCAGTAGTCAGCGCTGCTCGCTCGTCAATCCCTTGTTGGCGCAAAGCTGCCGTCTCGGTATCAACTCCAGTTTGTAGCTCAGCAATTCGATCTTCCAAAGTTTTAGTCAGACCAGACCGTTCAGCCGCTGCCGCTTCTTCTGCCGTCGATATGTCTTGTCTTAAAAGATCTCTGAGTGAGTCAATTTCACCTTGTCGAGCAGTAGCTGAAGCTTGATCCGCAGCTTTTTGCTCATCCATAATTTTTTGATACTGAGTAGAAAGAAGGTCTTCTGTGCTTGGTCCCTCAACCGTGACCTTGTTCATTGCGTAGGGATTAGGCGCTTCTCTTGAACCACGGTCATAAACCGGGCGCTGCATCAAATAATCTTGCAGAGAAGCGTAAGGACTCGCCGAGCTGCCGTACTCATCAACCGCTTGTTGCATATTGTCTGATACAGCCATTAGATCACCATTTCTTGCAAGACCAGTAACGAGGTGTCAATTTATCCTTCGCCGTTGAGCACTTGTGGCGAGCGCGAAAACTGGCTCTTCGTTCTGGTATGTTTTTTTTGATTGTCATGTTTGGATCGCCAAAACGAACCAATTTAATTTGATCTCCTTGACGCGCAAGAACCGCAAACTTCTTTTTGCCGCCAGAAGTCCTTTTCGGTTTATTAAAACCGGAGAACGACTCGCCACGATAAGTGACTCTGCCGCTCTCGGTTCTTTTAGCGTCCTTCGTGGAGGCCATTAGGCGTACTCTTTGATCAGTTCCAAAATCACGGTGTAAGTATCAGTATTACCCGCTCCTATTGTTGTAAACAGAATGTCTCCTGTTACACCGGCACCAGCATTGTTTGGAATGCCGGTGAAATCAGAATAATCATGGAAACCATTGCTGTCGGGCGATAGGCCGATAATCAACGTGTTTGCGGTTGCATCACACAAAAGCTCAACGCCCATGCCGACACACTGCCACCAAATCTTAGCCACGGTTACTTTCGTGCAAGCTTTACCAGCAGAGTTAGCGGTCAAGGCTGAGACATCAACCTTGACCACGTTGGTCTCGCCAGTTCCGTCAGAGATATTTGTAAACTTCAAGACGGCTTTACGTTCGCCGTCTTGAATAGTTTGTGAAGTGACTGCATCAGCCATTATTACTCTCCTGAGTTATAGCGTTAAGCGTCAGCGAAAGGAGTAACAATCGTTCCAGAGCCTAGCAATAACGTGTTGTGTACCAAATAAGTAGCAGCGTCGATAGCAGTTACCTGAACAACACTACCCACAAGACCGCCTTTTGTGGATCCGTTTAGGGTCATAACATCGTTAGATGCCGCAGGAATAAATGCTTTCTTCGCGCCGTCATCTACAGCGACGATTACAGCGCCCTTGAACTTATCAGTGCCGTCAGTCTTGATGTCAAGATCGGTTGCTGCGGTTTCTACATAAAAGTAGAAAGAAGCGCCAATGTTATTTTCTTGATCAGGTGAGGTCGGATCGGTTGGTGTTACTGAAGAAATTGCAGGCAAAGTAAACTTGCCGTCAGCATCGTTTAATAAAATAATTTTACCAGCGTGAGCTGCAACGGTTAGTGTGGTGTCAGCAGATAAGCTAACACTGCTGTTTACACCGGCAGTAATAAAACCAGCTAAAGATTTAACGGGTCCAGAAAAAGTAGTTTGCGCCATTATATTCACCTCTTACGAAAGGATTCGCCCCATTGTCTTCGTAACGTCCGCTGAGCCGGTCAATAGGGCTAATTTATCTCAGGTCAATGACATTCTAGGTCAATATTGAGGCAAAAAAAAGGGGGCATTAGCCCCCTTCTTTCATTGTTTCATGTGAAACAATTAAGCGCCTTGACTTCCGTAGATGCCTCGCCAATCGGAGAATCCGAAAGAATAACGCTCTCGCGCTTTGTATCGAATGTTTCCGGTGGTGAAGTCTGGTTCCATAGAGGTTTCCATCGCTGTGCGTTGGAACATCTTGAGACCTTCGCCTTGGTCTGTGACCGAAGTTAACAGGAAGAAAGCATCTGGGTCGTTCAGATAGTGGTTAACAGTGTAACCACCGGGCAGAACGCCAGTGTTTCGGATCGCGTTAACGTCATTGTCAGCAGTCCCAGATCGCTTCTCAGAATTCAAAATTCTGTCCGCAACAAATACCAACTGTGGAGGAACGACTAACTTAGTCGCCTGAACCGAAATGGTCAGTCCTCGGTCATCAGTAAAGGTTGAGATATCAATCAAAGCGTCTTCGAGTGAAGTCTCGTTCAGGTCAGCCATCGTCGTAGCTCGGTTAGCAGCAGTGCCGCCACCAGCCAAAGGGTGAGAAGTGTTGATTAATGAAACACCGTCTCCGCCAGTAAAACTAGCAGAAAACGCATTGTTCAAAACATCAGCGCCTTTCACTTCCTTGGTGTTAGCCATTGATCGAGCCAGTGCTTTCACATATCGCTTACCGAGTGAGTCATA